CTTGTGGCAAAATGAACCCACATCCCACCCATAATCTGCAAAGTCTTTATACATCTGTTCTACAAGGGATGTCGTCGGAACGACTATCAGAGTATTTTGTCCTTTCTCAACGTAATATCGGACAATCGAATATATCATCAACGACTTTCCAGAAGCAGTTGGAGATATCAGTAACTTGCGATTATGTTTTAAGGCGTCGTATACTCCCTCAACTTGATAGTCGCGGGGAGCATACTTACAAATAGAAGTCATGTAATCTTTTACACCTTCCTTTGAAATCATTTCATTGACTTCGAAAGGAAGACCATAAAACTTATTGTTCACAAATTCATAAGTGTATTCGTGGTCTTCACAGAATTTAATAATTCTGTCTAAAAGACCAATATAAATCTCGCCTGTTTGTGTAGAGAACAGGCGAATTTTTCCATCCCAGTACTTGTTGCGATACTGAGGGCTGAATTTTGCATTGGGAACCTCAAATGTAAATTGATCTGCTAGTTCATAATAAATGTGAGGTTCTGCTTTGATGTGCAGATATACTTCATTCTTTTTTGATATAATCAAATGACTCATATTTTATATCATTCTGATACAAATATTTATTATCAATAAAAAAAGAGGCATTTCTGCCTCAGTTGAATCCTGATTGGAAACGGTGCCATTCAATAGCATTTTTGATTTGATAAGTGCGATTAGAAATAGTCTTAATAACTTCTTCTAAGAACTTAAGCATAATGTCATAGTATCTAATCTTGAGTTCTACCTTACTTAACTTCTCATCCCCATCCATATGCCTCTGCAATGCCTCTTTGTCCCGAACCTTATACGGAAATGGATCCTCTACATAGACCTCTGCTGGTGCCTTTCCTGTGTAGTAGTTGTAGCGTTCAAGTTTAACTCGGTTGTAAGTTTCTCTTGCTTTCTCACGCAATAAAGTAATTGTATTATAGACTGTATAATATTTTGAGTGAAGTTGTGGAATTTTTAGGGATTCATCGTGCAAATTATCAGGATCAATGACAGAATCTCTCTGCCACATTTCCTGGATTTCATCAAGGTTCATAGAATTTTATTATTCTTATCTAAGATATTATAGACAGTATACTTGAAATTGACCTCTGCTGTAAAGTACTGAACATCTGTTTTTGTAGAGTCAAAATCTAATGAAGATAGTGATACTGGAAATAAATCTTTAAATTTAACTATTACATTTGTATTGTAATTATTATCTAGAATATATAAACTCCCATCACTAAACGCTCTTTTTGGATCTTGTATGTTATCCTCATTTGTGATTAGATCTGCATATTGATCTGCAGTTTCTGGAAATCCAATACCAGTGATCCATTTGTGAATTTCCATATAATTAACAAGATCTTCATCAACTAAAAATCTTAATGAAAAATCCCCATAAGTTATAATATCACCTGGAACATCAATGTTTTTTAGATATGTTGGTTGTGGTTCAGTTCCTAAACTAATTTCTGGAATTTTTGCACTATTACAAAAAAATGCCACTTTAGGATTTTTTGCTAAAGTAAATTTAAAACCTACTGGAGATAAAAAATTCCTATTTGTTATTTGCTTATTAAATACTGGATTAGTCATTATTACTTTAATGGTATATTTGCTGGCACTAATTTAAATGATGTTTCTGGAACTGGTTTTGATCCTGGACCAATTTGTCCTTTTCTTGCTTTAGTTAAGTTCCGCTGCGCTGCCTTATCAAGAGGAATTACGTTTCTTGAAAGGTCTTCTTTAAACATTTGAAATGTTTTCATTTTTTTATTTTTATTTAGATAAAAAAAAGACCCCGTAAAGGGGTCTTTGAGTAATCTTGTGAATTGGATCACATTAAATTGTTAACTCTAACTCTTCTGTAGTAAACGTTTGAGTTGGTTGCAATGTTATCTGCTTGTCCATTAGTAGGAGCATTAGCGCCCTTCGCAAACGGATTCGCAACGACTCCATAACGAGTCTTGAATCCGATTTTTGGCTGGAAGGTTTGCTCACCTACAGCACGTACCATCTGGAGAGGTACATATGGGCAATAGAAGAGACCAGCATCATAAGGACTTGCACCCTTATAACCAACAACGTAGAACTGGTTAGCAGCAACGTTTGCTGAATATGGGTCGATGTATACTCTGTACTTACCTTGTAGAACACCAGCGAAGGTATTGCCGGTGTCATCGACCTGTAGATTTGCGTTAAGTGCTGGGGTGTAATCAAGAACACCTGCCATTGTGAGTGCCGAAGCAACGTCAGCAGAGCAGAGGATCATGTTACCCTTTCCTCTACGAGTTTGCTGTGCAATTGCGTTTGCATCGCGCTCGATTTGGAAGATAAGACCCTTGAACTTCTCAACTGACCAACGACCGTTAGAATCAACGTCAAGGTCAAAAGTACCAGCGGTAGCGGTGTTAACCTGAGCACCAGGAACAGCGACCTTGTAAATGGTACGAATGATTTCTCTGTTGATTTCAGCGAGAATCTCAGTGCTGAGAATGTTTGCAAGTTCAGCTTCTGCATTCAGACCATGAATTGCCTTCAGGTCTTGTGCGAGTTCGAGTGAGTACTCAGCTTTCAGTGCGCGTGACTTAGCAGTAACGGTTAGCTTCTCGATTGAGAATGCCATTTCGTTGAAGTAAGTTGCTGCACCACCATCTCCGAGTGATTCAGCATTACCAGTGGTCATACCTTCGCCAACGTTGTACTGGTTAGCACCAGTAGCAGAATTGGTTGTTTGGTCAGATGGTGAAAGAATAGAAGGATTGGATCCACCCTGAGCAGTCGTACCTAGACCAACACTTCCGCTTACAAATCCATCGGAAAGATTTCTTCCCGCGTTCTGACCAGAGAATGCTGAATCTGCTTCGTTATAGAAAGCTTCTAATCCAGACTGATTCTGATAGCGTGAACGCATTGCAAAGATGAGTCCGGTAGGACCATTCATTGGTTGAACGCCACAAAGATCATAAGCGATCAGATTTGGCATTGAACGGCGGATCAGTGAGATCAGCACTGGGTCGAAACCTGCAACTGGAGATCCAGTAGTATTTGAAGCACTACCGGTGTATCCACCAGCAAGTCCAGCACCAGCAAAACTTTGGGTTGGTGCTTCTGAAAGGAATGAACGCTCTTCGCGGAGTTCTCTCTCTTGGTTTTCTAGCAGGATAGCGGTTACCGATCTACGATGTGAATCTTTGATTGGATCCATTCCTTGATAATCAAGGATTGGTGCCCACTTCTCCTGCAGATATTCTGCATTGTACATCTGCATTGTAGTTTACCTCTTTAAAAAAGTTTTGTTTGACTTTATAATTTAAAAATCACTTTTTAGCGACTCTACTGAGAGTTTGAAGATATGCCTCCATAATTGGGGATACTGAAGATACTTCAGTTTCTCCGTAGGAAACTTCTTCTGATAAGTTCTCAGTTACATCTCTTTGAGTACCAGTATTTGTTGGGAAATAAGACTCCCTCAGAGTTACCAGTTTCTCACGATAGTTTGCTTCACTATCAAACTCAACATTTTCGGCAAGAGAAGCGAGTTTATCCTTCTGAGAAAGTGCAAGACCCTCAGCGACATCTGCAAAAATTACATCAGCAACTGACTCTGCTAATCTTCTATTCAGAGCAACATTTCTTTCGATTTGCTCGTTGAGTTTTTCTTCCATTTCATCAAGTTTATCTACCATACTCTCGATTACATCATATCTATCTTCAGGGATTGTTACATAATGATCTTCAAAAAGACTCTTCATTCCTTGTAGGAATGATTCGGTCATTTCAGTCTTAAGACCGTGCTCAACTGCGAGTGCATTTTCCTGAATCCACTCATCAGCAACATACTCAAGATATGAATCAACACGATCAGTAAGTTCTTTTTTAATAAATTCAACTTCTTCAATTAGTGCATTTTCATATGTTGTTTGAAGCTCTTCTTTAATTTCAAGAACTTTTGATTTAATTGCTGCTTCGAAAATAGTTCTTGCCTTTTCTTGGAACTCTTCGGAAAGATCTTCACCAGAAAGAAGAGCATTTACATCTTCTTCAATATCAAATTCCTCTTCCATTTTCTTCTTATTTTTACCACCCTCTTCTTCCTCTTCTTCCTCTTCTTCTTCCTCTTCTTCTTCCTCTTCTTCTTTATGCTTTGCTTCAGCAACTACTTCTTCATCTTCATCAAGATCCTCTTCGTCAATTAGATCTTCATCATCTTCGGTCTCTTCTCTTACACCTTGACCTGGAGCAGCAACAGGAGTGGCAGAAGTTCTTGAACCTTCAGCAGCAGATGCTTTTGCATTAACTACATTTTTAACCTGAGCAAGAGTTGCTCCTGGTGTTTTGAGTGTTGCAGAATCGTCGTCTGGACGATAATTTTCTGGAGTTGGACCACCTAAGTCTTCCCAAGCACCAGTTTGACCTGGAATCATTACTCCAGAAGCATTCTGAGCAATATTGTGCATTGGTTCGGCAGATGCAGCCCCTTTGGTTACTACGTTTTCCATTTCTTGTAAATTTCTACCAACGGACATTTGTTTGATTGTGTTATAATCTATATTTATTTATAAATTAAAGATTTGCCAAGAAATTCAAACTCATATCTTTTCTTGAACGTTTGCTTAGAAACATTAAAGTATTCACAAGCATCTTTCATACAACCAAATTTTATACCATTACAAATTATTATTTTTGAGTTTGGATTTTTTGATCCTTCATTTCTTTTGGTTGAATTATCTATATAATTTTTATTTTGTTTATAATTGGGTTTATGAGAATTTGACAATCCAATTTTTTTCTTATGTTCTTCAGTGAGTTTTTTATTAAGATTTTTATGTCTCAACTTTTCTTTATGCTCTACTGATAAATTATGACCAGTCCTATCAGGAGGAATACTATTTTTGTTTGTTAAAAACTCTTTATAGTATTCTATAAAATATGACTCATATTCCAAAGAATCTGAATTTGATATATTTTCAATTAATTTATATATTATAGGTTCAAATCCTAAAAGTCTTATATTTTTGATATAATTCAATTTTTCTTCATTATAATTGGCATATCCTTTTAAATGAGCATAACATCTATCTTTTTTACCTTTACCAATATAAAATGGAATTTTATTAATCGGATCTACAATAGCATAAACATAATGTTCTTTCATTTACAGCATACTTAGAAATTTTTGAAAATGTTCAAGTTTTCTCTCTTCAGTTAATTTTTTTCTTTGCACGTCCTTTTCAATAATATTTTTAATAGATTCTGCAATCCAAACTTTTTTGTTTGAATCATAAACCCACTCCTTACCTTCCATAATTCCTTGAACAAAGGCATCGGGGGCAGAAGGATCGGCAACAATATCTGCTGCGGTTGCCAACATAAAATCTTCACCAACAATTTTATGACCCTCATTGGTCATCTTTAATGAACCAACACCACGAGAAGAAACACCGAGACAAACACCTTCACCAATAAGAGATTTGGCAATCTTACCCATTGGAGTTTCTAGAAGTTGTGCTTTACCTCTAAAGTTTGTTCCTTCTTGCTTAAGAGAAACAATTTTGTGTGAAACACGATCTAGATTGACGGTAGGACCATCAGGGTGGCCGAGTTCTCCAAGTGCTCTTCCTTTATTGATAAAAGATTCTGTATATCTTCTCACTTCGCGGGATAATGTCTCCATTGGATACATTCTCCCATTTCTGTTGCAAATATCACCTTGAAGGAAAACACCCTCAATAAACATTTTCTTTTGAGAACCTTTTCCTTCTGTAATAAATTTTACTTGTGAGACTTCTTCTGTGATTAGTTTCATTTTTCTTATTCGGATACTAGAGAAACAACTTCAGTTACACTGACTCCCAAATTAGTGTCTGGTGCAATGGCAGAAACTTTTACGCTTCTAATTAAATCTGCGTTAGTTACGTTTGGTGAAGTTATTGAAGAAGTATTAAAATTAATAGTAACAGAGGAATCTGTTAAGGACACAATTGATTTATGAGTTGTGTTGATTCCTGCAGTTGGTGCTCCTTCAATAGATACGTAATCAGTAATCAAAAAAGGATTTCCTGCATTGTTGTCAAAAACAAGAGTTGTTGTTGCTCCTGTTACAATTCCAACTATTTTTTGTCTAGCAAGTCTCTCTTTCAAAACTTCGGCATCATATGTTCCAATATGAAAATCATTTACTGTTGCTATAGGATCAGTTCCAATTGCCACATAGCAACCAACTCCAGATGATGCAATAGATATCCTAAGATATCCACTTTTCAATGCAATTGGATTACTAGTTGCGGCAACTCCAGGATTCGCAGTTATCCTGTTAACAGTTTGAACTACTTTAACTGCCATTATTCATTATCTCCCGATTGATGTTCATCACCAAACATTAATGTTGCAATTTCTGGGCGAGCAGCATCTACTCTTTCAGCAGCTTTAGAATATAGTAATTCTTTAATTTTGGTGGAAACATCCGAAGGTGCTCCATCAGTTGCAATCAAATCGATAAGTTCTTCCATAAAAATTGATTGTTTATTTATACGACTATTTATATCTTCCCGCCTTTAGGTTGTGGAATCTCTAGAGAAGATGTATCCATAGATGGTTCCATGGGTACTTCCCCATTCACCCCCTGTTGAATATCTTGAGGTTGCTCTTCTCCAGTGGGTAATGGATTGCCCATTTCATCTACAGGTGCGTTAGGGTCCGGTAAAATACCCTTTGCAATCTCATCTTCAATTTGCATATCAATTTCAATGATTTCAGAATCTGTTTGTCTCAATATTTTTTTACGAACATATTCTGTAGAGTAATACTTGCCGATATACGGTTCAACAGTAGTTGCTAGTGTAAGTCTATTAGTTAATAATTCCGCTTCCTTCAGTTCTGCAAAATGATTATCATATAGAAAATCATATTGAATATGATCACTCATTTTTTCCCAATCTTCGGGAGATACAATATTTTTTAAAAGAAGTTGGGTGCGAAGAATATCATTAAAAAGATTTGCAAATCTTTTTCTTAATCTACCCACAAATTTAGAAAACATCAATTCGTCGCGGAGAATTTCAGATGATCTACCAAGATTAAATCCATCTCCACCTCCAGCAATTCTGGTCTCTGGAACTGCAAGAGCTCTATAAAGTTTTTTCTGGAAATATTCAATATCAGAAAGTTCTCCTAAATTTTGACCTCCAGGAAGAGTTGTAATTTCAGTTCCTCTACCACCTTCTCTTCTTGGAAGCCAAAAATCTTCAAGCATACTCATGAATTTACGATCATCACGAACTTCACCAGTATTTGCATCATATACTAGTTTATTACGATAACGACTCATTACTTCTTTAAGATATTGTTCTGCCTTTACTTTAGGTAAATTGCCAACATCAATATAGAAAATTCTTCTTTCTGGTGCTCTGGAAAGTCTGTAAATTACTAAAGAATCCTCAATCATTCTAAGTTGGTTGAGTGCTTTAATTGCTTTATGTAAGTATGATAAGATTGTTCCTTTATTTCTATCTACAAGTCCAGAAGTACAATACGTAACTGAATCTTTTGCAATTTTAATACCTCCCTTAGAACCACCACTAATTGTTCCAGATGGAAAATTAGGCATAGGAGTGTATACAAAATATTCCTCAATTTCTGGAAAACTAAATTTATCTGCATCGTTTCCAGATCTAAGGTTTAAATTTCTATATCCATTAGAACCATTTTCCGTCTTTTTCTCCTGACGGATATACTTCATTTTCATGGGATCAATATATCTTAATTCTTGAATCCCTGCTTCTGGATTTTTTTGATCAATAACTTTTAAATAAAATAACCGACCATCGACATACCAATTCCTAAAAATTTCATGGCATTTTTTATCAAAATCCATCATTTCTTTGATGTATCTGAATTCTGACCTAATAACTTCCTTCAATCTATCACTAGCATTCAGATTTGTTAATTCTATTTCTACGGGAGAATCGTATAAATCACTAACAATTGCCTCATTAACAACACTTTCAATGGCATTATCACATTCTGGGTGAAGTGCCATTTCACGATATCTTCGTATTAAATCATATTCTGTTCTATAAACACCTTCAATATCTACATATTGACCATAAAAACCTGATTGAATAAAATAATCAACCCCGTCCTCATTATTTGGAGGAACGGGGGAAACTACAGACTTAGGTTTTTTATCACTGTTGTCTTCAATCGAAAAACCAAAAAGTTTCGCCATTTTATAAATTTAAACTTATTGTATAGACTATTTAGTTGATATCTTCTCCACCAGCAGAGGGTGAATTACCCCTGACGGCTTCCCACCAAAGAATTTGGAATTCGCAAGTAAACTCTTGGATTGTACTTGTCCCGTAATCTAAAGGAATTGCTCCAATAGATGTTGGGAAGATATCATAGAAATGATATGCTCTTAGAGTGGAACCATCACGATCTAGTTGATAAACAAATGCATCTGCAGTGTATGTAGATGGGTCAGTAGCGCCAGTATTGTCAGAAACTCTATTGATTTTATTCATCCAATTTTCCATTGCAGATCTAATTCCAAAATCAGTATCGTTAATTACCGTTACTGTCCAACTTTCAAAAGATCTATCTCCAGCAACTTTTAAAGTTCTTCCCCTAAATGGAACGTCGATTGGAGCAACATTTGATGCAGGTAAATTAGCACCTTTTACTAAAAATCTTGATTTATCTAAAACATTAATGTCAGCTGGTGCAATATTAGGGAAAGATAAAACAACTTCAAAAAGATTACTTCTTGCGCCTCCACCTGTTAACTTACTTTTAAAGTCAGTAATCTTCCTTAATGGAGGTGGATTTAATTGATTTCTGGTTGCCATAGTTCTTTAAGCCTCTGGATTAAAAGTTTCCGATTACTTCTTCAAAGTTAACGCCAGTTTTAGTGGCAATAAAGTTCAGACCAATGAAATTGATAGATCTGGATGGTTTGATGTAAATATCTGCGATAAATTCATTATTATCTATTACCGCAGCAGTGTTGTTTGTCTCATCGCAAACAACAATATAATCAAAGATACCTCTCTTAGATTGTACATCACGAAGGAAAGGTTCAATAGTATTTACAAAATTGGTTCTAGTAATTTCATCATTAAATTCAAATAGTGCATCTTTCGCTGCCTGTGAAATTGCATTTTCAATATAAACAAATAAACGACGAACATTAATTCTATCAAATGCAGATGCCTTTCCCATACCAGTTCTGTCACCAAAAAGAATGATTCCGGAACCAGGTGAGAAAATTACTGGATTAATTCTATTTGAATAAAGTTTATCTCTCTGAGATTTTGTAGGATTGTATGCTAATTTAACTGCGTTTAAAATTGCTCCTCTTGTTGTTCCTGCAGGTGAGAACCATGGAAAATTATTGATGTCATTGCGAGCACATAATCCAGCAATATCTGAATTTAAAGGAACATATCTAAAAGTATTTGAGAATCTATCATACATGTATTTGTATCCACTATCAAACACTGCATAAGATGATGATGCAACTGATGAGTAAAATGCTAAAACATTGTCTGTGATAACAGAAGCAGTCCTAACTAATGGTGTAGTTTGAGAAGAAGAGTCTGTTAACGCAGCGCCTCTGTATGGTGAAATAAATGCAATTGCATCTTTTCTTAATTCAGCAACAGAAATTAATTTATTTGCGAGTGCCTGTGCAGTTAAACTATCATATGCTGCTGAACCCATTAATAGAAAATCTATGCTGTAGTTATCAGTTGATTCAAATAAATCATATCCTGCAGAAAGTTCAGATAATTCGGCCTTAAGAGCACCACCAGTAGTGGTGAGACCCACTTTACCATCATAATTTACTCCCCCGTCTAAACTATTCGTTGATGATCCAGTCGCTGAAAAAATAATCCCACTAGTTCCATTGGCATTTTTGTCCCATCCACCATTGCTACTTAAAGTAAATCCGCTGGAATAACCTGTAGTTACAATTCCGGTAGGTGCTCCTAATCCAAAAATGTAAGATGAATTAGATGCAAGATAAGTTCTCCAATAAGATGGATTTCCTACAGAAAATACTGCATCTGATGCTTTAGATAATGATAAATGCTTCTCTAAAATGGTTCCAGCATTTCCAGTTATAGATCCTAAACTATCAATAACAACCACATGAAGTTCATCAAATCTAGATCCTCTTTCAGCACAATATGCTGATGTTCCTGGTTTTGGTCCAATATTATTCCAATTGATGGACGATGATGTGGTTAATCCAATTGTTTGTTGATCGAACCAATCTTGAATTGCGGTATATGTAGTGGTTGAAAATGGACTAGATACTCCACTCGTATGAATTGCAACTGAACCAGTATTTGAAAATGCGTATACTCCAGATTGTTGATAATCTACAGATGTCTCTGTATTTGCAGTAGAAACATGAGAAAGAACTTTAACTTCAATTGTTGATAATCCGATTCCAGTGACTATGCCTTTTAAATACCCATCAATTGTTGATGTTGCACCAATTCCTGGTAATGATCTTCCACTAACTGATTGTGTTACTCCATATCCAATAGATATTCCAGAAGTTGCAATTCCGGTTAGAATCTGGTCTGACTTAGCGTC